ATATTTAAAGTCAGTTCCTCAATTTGAGGTGGACCATCACTCCAATATCAAACAATCCAAACAGTTTAGTGTATAGAGGACTCTTCGCAATGAAGTTTGTAACAACACCAGTAGAGACTGCTTCAACGTTTGCTTCACACTCATACGACGACATTGTATTAATCTTTGCCGTTCTAGGGCTAAGAATATCAGCATCAGTATTCAGCAAGAATTGTTCCGTATCACCAAACAATACCAAACCAACCGCTGTTGGTCGAACATAATGAAGAGTTACTGGTTTTGCAGTGGATGCTGAAATATCAATTGGATCATCATCTGTTGCTGCTAAAGCTGTAGTATTAAAGAAGTTGAATAAATCACCTGCCCGACTCATTGATACAGTTTCATTGGATAGGAATCCAAATCTATTCCTGTAAAGGAACATGTGCTTGATGGCTGACCCTACAAAACTGGGATCAGGATTAGTTGTTAAATCACCAATAAGTCGATCATCCCAACTTACAGGTCCAAACACAAACGAACCATCAGTCTGTCTAACAAGCTGATGAGGCATTGTAAGGGGATCTAATTCGTATGTAATCCCAGGTCCAACACTTTCTTCCCAAGTTCCTACACCGTAGGTGGCTCCAGAAGAAGTTTGAAACTCTAACCACATATCATCAATATCAAGCTCAGCTGAGTTAATAACTTTTACTTTATACCCATCTTTAGCTTGAAGAGGTAAGGATGACACAGTAGAAATAGTATCCTGAAATGCATACATTGCATCTTCAGATGGACCACCAACCACTTCAATCGTAAATGCAGCCGTACAGCTAATGTAAATACCTGCACCAACTCTTACAGCGGTATAAGTTTTACCACCAAATGTATTACCATCAATGTCGCCAACCAAATCGTCTAAAATCTGATCAACATCACCACCAGTACCGGCATTATACTCAGCACGAACAGTGCCATCCAGTTTAATCCTGTAATGACCCGTACCTACGATATTGAGAACAACAAAAGCTTGATTCGGTAATGCTGCAGTTGTAGCAGGATTCATTGCTACAGTTTTAGCTTTGTTCAGAACGAATGTATAATCATTCAAAGTCAAAACTTCAATATCTTCTGAAGTAGCTCCATTTAGATATGCACTAGCAGGTACGGTAGTAATAGCACAATTAGCCACCTGAGTATTGTACAGTCCTAGCTTAGTACTTTCATCCGCTACAGCATTAACAAAATTAGTCTGTGCTGTATTCATTGCAGCCAAAGCTGCTGACAACTGGGCAGGAGTATAAGTAGCTGCTACACTGTGTAAAGCTGTATAAACTCTATAACCTTGAGCAGCTAATTTTGGATTTTCATCTGTACGCTCAGTTCCTAGACTATAACCAGCGGGCAGAGTAGAGCTAACAGAAACAACAGTATCAGCATTCTTTACAGTGTAAACGCCTGTTGCATCTTTAATGATGCCAGAATAAAGATAAACTTCATAAAAAGTCGTAGGAGTTGAAGGTGGTGTGTAGTTATACTTTACATCAAACAGCTCCTCTGTAGTTGCATTCTGACCAGCAAGGGTTTCAGCATAAGTAGATTGTGCAGCATTTAATTCAGTAAGCCGAGTTTTAGTCAGAGCTGCAGCTGTGTTAAAATCAGCTAAAGTTGTTTTTACGTCTGCAATAACGCATGTACCAGGAACACCAGTGCCGGATCCCATATCCACAGCACGTGGAGAACCATCATTTAGGCTCCAAATACGGAATACATTATTAGCGTATTGTCCGATGTATTTTTCATCCTGGTCCCTAAGAATCGAAAACCAACGACCAGTAGTGGTGGCGTTTGTCAACGACTCAATGTATTCACCACCAGGACGTTTCAACATACCCAACGCAAAGTCAGGTAGTGTATTCACAGCATCTCGGACTTGTCCGGGAAACTTCCTGCTATCAGGTTGTTGTGAAATACCAAGAAATAGGTTTGGGATTCTTTGGGTAAGTGTACTCATCGCATCAAAGCTTGATAAGGTTGGTAGCTTGTATAGTAGTTGTGACCATCTTTAAATCCAAACATCGAATAATCACCTTGGTTGCACTCATATTCAAGAGCACCAGCACGTGTTTGAATTTCTTGTTCGGCAAGAAGTTTGTTGATTTCTTGGTCACCAATCAATTTAGTAGCACACATACGAGCTGCACGTGCGACAATGTAAGCCTGAACTGGCGGAGGTACATCAGTGAAATCAAAATACCAAGTCAGGTCTACATGAACAGGCTCAGTAAAAGTAAAGGTATGATGTAGTCGGTCATACAACTTCCCATTACGACGTACCAAATCAAAATCATTTTTATGATGATCTACATTGGCATCCATTTGAAGGACGTTGTACGGATATGCAATTTGTTGAGTAGTTGAATCTGGAACCATTTCATAATCCCGTTCAGTATTAAAGATCCAACCTTCAGACTGTACCTGTCGATTAACTTCTTTAAGAGTGTTCAGAACAATAGAAACTTCAGGGTTCTGTAGATCCAGCGTGGTGACAGGAGCCTGTCCCACAGAGCTTAATATTTGATTAACAGCATCCAGTTCGGTGGACACAGCATATGTAGGAAAGGGCATAGTACCTATCAGAAATTAAAAAAAAGGGGACCCCGAAGGATCCCCAGTATTGATTACTAGAATCAGAAGGAGGCAGGCTTGGTAGCGGTGCCAGCAAACAGTTCCACGCAAGCAGCGGGGTTCAGGTAGTCAGCACCCATGGCAAGACGACCCAGGATAACGTCACCCTGATAGATCACGGAAACGTCACCGTTGGTCACTTGGACTTGGGGACCAATAGCCTCAACCACACCAGCAGCTTCACGCTGGAAGATCAGACCACAGCTGTTAGCGAACTCGGTCTCTTCACCGTACTCGTTGTTGATACCAGTAACATCGTTAGCAGCATCCTCAAGAGCTTCAGACACGAACGAACCAGTGTTACCAGGATCGGTAGTGCCAGGGTTGGTAGCCGAACCAACACCGTACTTCGTACCATACTGGCTGAAGAACGGAATGTTCATGGACTTGTAGATCTTGATACCGGCGATCTCGATGATGCCGTTACCTTTCTGCAGAGCATCACCTTGCTCGTCACGGTTCACCAGACCGTTGGTGCCAACGGCTTGGATCAGTGCATAGTACTGACGAGGGTTCAGCACAGCAACGCGACCATCCATCGACACGCCCTTCTCATCGAGAGCAGCAGCTGCATCGTAGAAAGCGTTGACGAGGTTGGTAGAGTTGTAAGCGTCAGAAGCACTGGTGGTAGTACCCACACGAATCTGAGTACCACCAGGCTCAACAAAGTTAGCCTTGGTGATCGGAGAAGCAGCACGTGCACCACGGGTGATAGCACGGAAGATCAGGCGATCATATTTCTGAGCAAGAGCATAGCCGATCTTACGGCTGATCTCCGAGCGCAGATCATAGTGAGCCAGAACTTCGTCAAGCTCATACACGAAAGCGGAGCTAATCAGAAGGTCATCACAGGTGATGGTCTTCTCAGCCACCGGAGGTGCGCCATCGCTGTTACCCAGGATAGCGTTGCCAGGAGTATGGAACTCGGCAGTGGTGCGACCCGTGTAGATGAACTGCAGAGACTTGCCGTTCTTCAGGGTACGCTTCATAACCAGGTCACGAGCGATTGCTTCACGCTGGAAACCTTTGAACATCTCACCGCTAAACAGCTTGAGATACAGAGCACGGGCGTCACCCGCACCATTAGATTGACCGCCACGAGTCAGGCTCGTGGTCAGATCAGAAGACTGATGTGCCATTGTTGGTTTTTAAAGAGAGTTAATGTTTAATCGACTCTCTGAACGTTCAGAGTTATTTAGTTTTTATTGTGGTCTATCCCACCGTCTAGACGGCGAAGGGTGTCCTCGTAAGGGCCAACGCCAATGAAAGGGGAGTCCGACTCTGAGGTGCTCCCCTAACGATTCACTCAGTTTCTTCCTGAGTTTGTTCTTCTTCAGTTTGTGGTTCTTCTTCTTTTACTTCAGGCTCAGGATCGTAACGAGTTACAAAGGCTTGAAGCTTAGAGGATTGGTGTGACATGATTATCCGATGGCTGGAGCCACCAGGGCGACTGGAGTTGTTTCAACAGAAGCAAGGTCCAGAGGGAAGTTGTGAGCGTTTCTTTCGTGCATGACTTCAAATCCCAAGTTCGCTTGGTTAAGGATGTCGGCCCAAGAACGAATAACGTGTCCCTGATTAGCAATAAGGGACTGGTTAAAATTAAAGCCGTTAAGATTGAAAGCCATCGTAGACACGCCAAGAGCAGCGAACCAGATACCAACAACAGGCCAAGCAGCCAGAAAAAAGTGAAGGCTGCGGCTAT